TATTAAGTCGTGCCAGCGGTAACTAGAATAGGTGACGCAGATGTGGCTCATTGTTCAGGAATGACAAGAGCAGCTGGGTCTTCAAATGTCAGAGCAAATGGTATAGGCATATCTCGTCAAGGAGATAACAATACAGGTCATTTATTGCCTGGTGTCCCTTGTCCTAGTCATGCAGCTCCAATAGCTAGTGGGTCATCTACTGTAAGAGTAAATGGCAAAGGCTGTGGTCGAGTAGGTGACGGAATATCAGGTTGCACCAGCGTAGCGGCAGGTTCTCCTAATGTTTTCTCAGGTTAATTTAAAAATCCGTTATAAATATTACCGTTATGGCAAATTATGACGCTTCAAGTTTAAACAAAAGTAAAAAATCAGTCAGGACTTATAGAGACCTAGACCTTGATTTTACTAGACATCCTGTTACCAATGATGTGGTAGCAATTGAAGATGTGAACGCAGTAAAAAGAAGTGTTAGAAATTTAATTAACACAAATTTTTACGAGAGACCTTTTCATCCAGAATTAGGTTGTGGTGTAAGAGAAATGTTATTTGAAAACTATACACCAATGACTGGTATCTTTATGAGAAGAAAGATAGAAGAAGTATTATCTAATTATGAGCCAAGAGCGAGGTTAACTTCTATCGAAGTAAATGAACAAATGGACAGAAATGCTATAGATGTTGTTGTAAATTTTTATGTGTTAAATTTACCAAACCCGGTTTCTGTAACAACAACACTACAAAGAATTAGGTAAATAAATGGCTTCAAATAAATTAACTGTATCAGAATTAGATTTTGATAATATAAAAGTAAACTTAAAAACTTTCTTACAAGGCCAATCAGAGTTTCAAGATTATGATTTTGAAGGTTCAGGTTTTGCAGTTTTAATTGATATGTTGGCCTACAATACACACTATCTAGGTTTCAATGCTAATATGTTAGCAAATGAAATGTACCTAGACTCAGCAGACATAAGAAAAAATATTGTATCATTAGCAAAGATGTTAGGTTATACTCCTACATCAGCAAGAGCTTCTAGTGCCGATTTAGCAATCAGAGTAAATAATGTACCATCAACAACTACATCAATTACAATGGACAAGGGCACAATATTTACAACTTCAGTTGATGGCACATCTTATCAATTTGTAACAAATCAATCATATACAATTCAACCAGATTCAGGTGTATTTAATTTTTCTTCAGTAAAAATACATGAAGGTACTTTAGTTACTTTTAAATATACAGTAGATAGTAATGATGTTGACCAAAAATTTATAATACCATCTAATAATGCAGACACATCAACTTTAAAAGTTTCAATACAAACTTCAGCAAGTGATACAACAACAGAGGTTTATAATTTAGCAAATAGTTATTCAGGTTTAACAGATATTACTAAATCATATTTTTTACAAGAAAGTGATGATGAAAGATATGAAGTTTATTTTGGTGATGGTGTTTTAGGTAAAAAACCAATTGACGGCAATATAGTAATTTTAGAATATGTTGTTACTAATAAAACAGAAGCTAACGGCGCAAGTTCATTTGCCTTATCTGGCGATATTGATGGTTTTTCAGATGTATCAATTACTACTGTCAATAATGCAGCTAATGGTTCAGACGCACAAACAAAAGAATCAATAAGATTTAATGCACCTCTACAATACACAGCTCAAGATAGAGCGGTTACTTCAAAAGATTATGAAACAATTGTAAAATCAGTTTATGCAAATGCACAATCAGTTAGTGCTTGGGGTGGTGAAGATGATGAAACTCCACAATATGGTGTTGTTAAAATTGCAATCAAACCTATTTCAGGTTCAACTTTATCTACATCTACAAAAGAAACTATTAAAAATCAATTAAAACAATTTAATGTTGTATCTGTAAGACCAGAATTTGTTGACCCGGAAACAACATCAATATTATTAACTTCTAATGTCAAGTTTAATGCTGAGGCTACATCAAAAACATCCGATACTATCAAATCAAATGTAATTACAACTTTAACAGATTATAATACTAATACACTAAATCAATTTGATGGTGTATTCAGATATTCAAAAATTATAGGTTTAGTAGATAATACAGATACAAGTATTGTATCAAATATTACAAAAGTAAAAATTAGAAAAGACTTTACACCATTGATTGGCACATCTTCAAGATATGATATTTACTTTAGAAACGCATTATACAATCCACACTCTGGACATAATTCAGCAATGGGTGGTATATTAGAGTCAACAGGTTTTAAAATAGATGGCGACGCTGATACTATTTTCTTTTTAGATGATGATGGCCAAGGTAATATTAGACGATACAGTTTATCTGGTTCGACAAGAACATATGCAGACAACACACAAGGTACAATTGATTATGCCACAGGTGCTGTTGCTATAACTTCTTTAAATGTATCAGTAGTAGAAAATATTAGAGGCGCAGCTTCAACGGTTATAGAGTTAACAGTAGTGCCTAGTTCTAATGATGTTGTACCTGTAAGAGACCAAATTTTAAATATAGATACAGCTAATTCAACAATTACAGTAGAGGCGGATACTTTCGTTGGTGGGTCTGCTGACGCTGGTGTAGGTTATACGACAACAAGTAGTTATTAAGGAATTATCAGATGGCTAAATTTACTGATAAGATATCCAATCTCATAAACAGTCAGGCGCCAGAATTTGTCGTTGCTGACCATCCAAAGTTTTTAGAGTTTGTAAAATCTTATTTCACTTTTATGGAATCAGCAGAGATTTCCGTAACAAGTGTACAGACAACGGACGGCCTTCGTTTAGAATCTGAAATTAGTGCTAATACTAGCAAACTTCTTTTAGACGCTTCAAGATTAGATACAGATAGAACACAACTAGACGCTGGCGATAAAGTCATACTAGAAAGTTCTACTTATGGAAAATTTACTAGAGGTGAAACTATAACAGGTCAAACCTCAAAAGCAACATCCGTTATTTTAAAGGAAGATTTAGATAATGGCAAGCTTTATATCTCAGCACAAAATAAATTTATTGATGGTGAAGAAATTGTAGGTGCTAGTTCAAATGCTACAGCAGTATTAAATGATTACAGACCTAATCCTGTAAATACTATTCAAGACTTATTACAGTTTAGGGATCCTGATAAAGTAATATCAAACTTTTTAACTAAATTTAGAAATGAATTTTTAAATACAATACCAGAAAATTTAGATAATTCAGTTGATAAAAGAAAACTAATTAAAAATATTAAATCTGTTTATAGAGCAAAAGGTACAAGTAGAGGCCATGGAATATTTTTTAGAATGTTGTTTGGTCTTCCATCTGAAACAATTTATCCTAGAGAAAATATGTTGCGTGTATCAGATGGTAAATGGACTACAAATAAAATAATAAGAGCTATTGCATTTTCTGGTTCAGATACATCAAAATTAATCGGTAGAACAATTACAGGACAATCTTCAGGTGCAACAGCATTTGTTGAGGCAGTATCTAAATTTCAAATTGGTGCAAATGAAATTACAGAATTTACTATATCATCTGGAACAATAACTGGCACTTTTCAAACTGGTGAAGAAGTAAGAGGTACTGAATCAGATGACGCTACAGTTTTTATAAAAGCGACAACTTCAGGAATACCTGGCACAATATCAATTACAAATGATGGATTTTTATCAGCAGAAAACGATAGTGTACCAATAACAGGCGGTGGTAACGGTTCTATAATTCAAGTAAACGCAATTGGTAATGGTGGTCTTACAGATTTTATTATTGATAACGCTGGCACAGGTTATGAAATAGGTGATGATTTAGTATTCGATAATTCTAATACAAATGGTGGCGGTGCAGTTGCAAAAGTGGCACTAGTAAATGGTGGTTTAACACCTGAAGATTCAACATCTACTACAGACGACCATATAATATTAGAAGATGAAACAGTAAGAGGAGATAATTACACAGGAAACAAACTTGTACAAGAAGCTGGAACAGGCAACAATGATATTACTGATATTAGAATTATTAATCCAGGTTCTAACTATACAACTTTACCTACTATTACAGTTAATAGTTCCACAGAATTAGGTAACGGTGCAAAAGTTTTAGCAAATGGTACAAACATTGGTAGAGTTTTAGGTTTAAAAATTGTTGAGCCAGGTGCAGAGTATCATCAATCGCCAAGTCCACCATCTTTAGATATTCCTGGTGTTATGATATTAAAAGATATTACTGGTACTTTTGTTGCAGACCAAGGTATGACTTCACTAGATAGTTCTAGTTCTACAATAACTGCTACATCAACAGTTTTTAATTCTTCATTACAAACATTAAAATTTAAATCAGCTAGTGGTACTTTTCAGGCAGGTAGAACAATCACATTAGCAAACGGTGCTACGGCCACAATTGCAAGAGTACAACAATCAACAGCAACGACAACTGTAACTGCTGTTGGAGATACAAACGGTACATTTATAAATGAAGATGGTCATATTTCAGATGACGCTATGAGAATACAAGATAGTTTATATTATCAAGATTTTTCTTATGTTATAAAAGTTGGTCGTGCAATTAATGACTGGCGAGATAGTTTCAAAAAAACTATGCACACAGCTGGTTTTTACTTCACAGGTCAAGTAAACATTGAAAGCAGAATTAGTGCTCAGATTTCACAACCAGTTGATGGTATTATATCAGGCCTTTCAGAAAGTCCAATCTTTGGTCAAATCAATATGTTATTCTCTACTATTTTTGGTAGAAGACTTGGTACAACAGATGATGGCACATCACAAAGAGCAAATGCTCAACAAGGTGTGGATCCTGATTTTGATGATAGCACAAGTGAACACTTTACACCTAATACAAGAGATATAACATTAAGAAGAATATATACAATACTATTAAGTCAAAAAAGCACACTATATAATATTACAACTAGAAGCGCTAATCATTTATTAGGATTTGCATACGGTGGACCTACTATGAAAAGATTAGATATTCATACTAATCCATTTTCTTCTAGTAATATGTATTCTGGAACACATACAAATGCTCAAACGACAGCTATTGCAGGTAGTATAAACGGTACAAATAGATATGTTTCTCCTTTGAAAATGGTCAATTGGGCTGAACATAGAGTAACTGGTTTTCAAAGCACAATAGACGGTGAGAGATTTCAACTAGGCGAATATGCAATAGACCAAATGAAACAACCTATAGCTATACCAACAGAAATTAAGGTATTTGCTCCAGCGGAAGAATTCTCATTGACTTCAATAACATTTGACCAAACTGACAAAACTTTTGATGTAGCGTAGTAAAACTTGTATAAATATTAGAGAAATAAGAGAGAAAAATGGCAAAACAAAGTATTAACATTGGTTCTTCAGCAAATGACGGCACAGGTACTACTATTAGAGCTGGCGGTGATTTAATTAATGATAACTTTAATGAAATTTATACTTATCTAGGTGATGGTACTAATTTAAACAGCTCACTTTTCACAATTGTTGATGAAAGTTCGTCTGAATCAGCAATTAACATAGGTGAAAGATTAGGTATCACAGGTGGCACAAATATTACTACAGCAACAAGTGGTGATTCTATTAATATCACACTAAATAGTAGCATTACTGGTATCACTAGTATGCAAGTAGGAACATTAACAACAAGTTCAGGTAATTTATTAGTAAATCCTGCTACTCAAATATTAGAAGTAAGAGGGTCTGGTTCTACTGAAGGACAAATCCAACTTAACTGCCGTGTCAACTCTCACGGACAAAAAATTATAGCACAACCTCATAGTGAGGGTGTTACAAA